CTAGATAAGTTTATTGAAGACAAAGATGTTAAGAACAAATTAGCCCATGAGATCAGCACTATGGCTGAGAGGCATGCTCAGGAGCTAGCCAAAGGTCAGTTGGAGGTTAACAAGGTTGAGGCTGCACACAAGAATATGTTTGTAGCTGGATGGAGACCTGCTGTTGGATGGTCATGTTGTTTTGCTCTTGTGTATTCTACTATCTTATCCCCTATCTTAGGTATCTGGTTTACTGTACCTCCTGTTGATAGCTCTTTACTTACAACAGTACTTATGGGTATGCTTGGTCTTGGCGCTATGCGTACTGTAGAGAAAACTAAAGGGGTTCAAAGGGAGAAATAATTATGAAAGATACTAAAAGTACTGTTTTTAAAAAGACTAAGCGTATGGCAAGAAATGCAGCAGTCTCAGGAAAACCCGGTGGTAAGAAGACTTCAAAGACTAAAATCACCGGCACTCCTTTATCTAAGAATTATAAGGATAACAAATAATGGCTAGTGGAATTGATAGTACAAAGCCAGTTGCAGGATCACCGACAACTGAGTCTGTAAGAGATAACTTTGCAGCAGCTAAAAATGAAAGTAACGCAGCCCTAAGATCTAGTTTAGACTTTGCGGCAGCAGCAGGTACAGTTGATGTACTAACTGCTGACTTTTCCTACAACGTAGTTAAAGCGGCAGGTGTACGTATAACAATTAAAGCATCTGGTGTTAACACTGGTGCTTGTACTTTAAACGTAGACAGTTCTGGAGCTAACCCTATAGTTACCGTAAGCAATGCAGCGTTAGTAGCTGGTAACATAGCTGGAGTTAACCATTACTTAGATCTAATGTGGAGTGCTACTTTGTCTTCTTGGATCTTAATGAACCCTGTTCTTATAGAGAGTGGAGTCATAGGTGCACCAAGGACTATTTCTTTGACTGGCGATGTAACTGGTTCTGTAAGCTTTAATGGTTCAGCAGATGTTACTACTGCAGCGGTTCTAGAAAGCCAAGGGTTACTTAAAGTTTATCCTGTAGGCTCTATTTACTTATCAGTGTTAGCTGCAAACCCTAGTACCCTATTTGGTGGGACATGGGTAGCTTTTGGTACTGGTAAGATGCTAGTTGGTATTGATGGTGCTGATACAGACTTTGATACTCTTGAAGAAACAGGTGGAGCTAAGTCAGCCGCAGCAAGTATAACTACCCCGAGAGATGGATGGGGTGCTGTCCAATCTAGTGGTAAACTTGCAGAGCCTACTACAAGTGGAAGGTTGATTACAGGTTCAGGTCTCGAAGAAAACAATGAGAATTTAGAATCTCTAGCACATGCGTCTGCAGATAGAACAACTAGTGTAACTTTAGCCACAGTGTCACCTTACGTTGTGATTAGCATGTGGAAACGTACAGCATAACAAGGAGACTTATATGCCAACTTCACCGAGAAGTCCGAGAGCTTTTTTCCCGGCTGATTTAACACCTCTAATTACATCGGGGTGGCAAACAAATAAATTTGATAAAAGTATTCCCTTCTGGGCAGAAGTCGATGGCATACAGTTTACAGAAACAGGAATCAGAAGAAAGCCGGGTAAGTCTTTGCTTTCAGCTTTAACATCAGAACCCATACGTGGCCTTGTAGCTACTGAAGAGTTTGATACTAAGGTTGTGTACGCTGGTTCTTTGTCTAACATCTACAGGTGGAGACAAGACTCTCCTACTGCAGCCGCAGTGGTAGTAGGCTCTGGGTTTAATCTTATTAATACATCAGGTGCAAGCTCTTGGGACTCTGGTAATTCTATTTGGGATGTTGGAGCTTCAGCGTGGGATGATGGTGTTATCGCAGCAGCCTCTTGGTCATTCACTAACTTCGGAACTTGGGTATTTGCTGCAGATGGTGTAGGCCCACTTAAGATTAAGAAGAGTAATGAAACCTTTGCAGAGTTACAGGTTAATAAAATATCTGGAGTTAACATTACTGCAGGTGGAATCAACCACGCTGTTAACGATACCTTAACTTTTTCTGGTGGCTCTGGTTCTGGGTTGACAGCAACTGTTACTGCTGTTAATGGTGGTGCTGTTGCAAGGCTCAAGGTTACAAACTTTGGATCTGGCTTTTCAGCTATTACCTCACTGACTCAAGCAAGTACATCAGGATCAGGTACTGGACTAACAGCTACGGCTACTATGCCAGACTGCCCTTTTACTAGAGTGAGTGCAGTAGACAAGTCAGGCCCACATCTACTAGCAATAAACTATGATAAGGCAGCAACTGATCATCCTTATGATGTAGCATGGTGCTCGGAAGATGACCCTGATACTTGGGTTGCGTCTGCTACTAACTCTGCTGGTAGTCTTACCTTACGAGAAGCATCAACTCAACTTAGATGCATTGTACCCTTAGGGGAAGCTAAAGCTATCTACACTGAGAGTGAGATGTTTATCTTAAACTACATAGGTGCTCCTTTCTACTTCGGGTACGAGACTGCTATGGCTTCTGGCGTAGGTGCTGTATCTGCTAAAGCAGTTGTGTCTGTAGATAGAGTTAACTACGGTCTTTCTAAAAGAGGTTTGTTTATGACAGACGGTAACTCTGTTGAAAGACTAGGGGATCTTGAAGGTATCAACAAGTACATTGCTGAGAATATTGCAGAAGGTGAGTACGAGCAAGTCTGTGCTTATCACAACAAAGAGAACAATGAAGTTGTGTGGTCTATTCCTTTTAAGAATACAATACCAACCACTGAGATAACTTATAACTATTCTAACAATACCTTTAGCAAAAGAACTGAGAACTCCTCAGCCTTCTTAGAAGCTGGAGTGTTCCGTCATGCTATGTCAGCCAACTCTACTGGTAGTTTGTTCTACGAGAATGGAGGTTCCTCTGCACACTCTACAGTAGCTACTACTAAGGCTCATGATCTTGAAGACCCTTACGCAGTCAAGGAATTAACTAGTATAAGAGTAGGTAAGACTGGCTTAGGTAATCCTAAAGTTGAGGTAGGGTGGGCATCGGAGATTGATGATGACCCTACCTTTAACCCTAGCGATACTTTCTATACAACTGATGACTACAAGGGGCATGACTTAAGAACTTCTGGTCGTTACTTGTTCCTTAGGATATCTTCTAATGATCCAACGGATACTTGGGAGATCTCTAACATAGTAGTTAAAGGGAAAGTGAGGGGGTCTAGATAATGTTACCAGTAAAGTATGATGCTAAAGCTATTCAAAGAGAACTCAATACAGTTAACATCACGGCCTCTAGAGTTTATCCTTTAGAGTCTGGTGCTGTTACTTTAGAGCAGTCTATAGTAGATCTTACTTCTACTGTAGGAAATGTAAGCGGCTCTGTGACATCACTTGCTACTGCTACTGCTTCGGCTACTGCAGCTAATGCGTCTTTGATTACCACTGTGCAAGCAAATGTTGCAACTAACGCTGCCTCTGTTGTAACCGAAGCAACTGCTAGGGCTGACGCAATAACTGCCGAAGCAACTGCACGGCAAGCTGTACAAGCGAATGTAGATACTGTGGCTGCCTCGGTTGTGACTGAGGCTTCGGCTGCTGCAACTGCCAATAGTGCAACTGCATCACTGGTAACTACTCTCGATGCCGCAGTCGCTACCGCCAATGGCAACATCAGTAACAACTACAACATCTCAGTTTCTGCTGACAATGTTCTGACTCAGAGCATCAACAGTTTAAGTTCGGTAGTTGGGCAAAACACAGCAGACATAACGACTACGGCAACAACTGCTGCAACTGCCAATAGTGCAACTGCCTCGTTGGTTACAGCCTTGACAGCGACTGTTGCCACAGCTAACAGCAACATTGCCAACAACTACAACATTTCTGTGAATGCAGACAATGCTTTGGCAACCAGTGTATCTACAGTATCAGCAGCAGTTGGTACGGTGGCAACCTCAGTCACCACAGAGACTACTGCTAGGGTTCTGGCCGATGGAATACTCGAAGCCAAGTATGGCGTTTCTTTAGATGCCAACGGCTACATCACTGGCTTCTCGCAGAACAATAACGGTTCTAGCGGAACCTTTAAGATTACCGCAGATAAGTTCCTTATTGTCGAAGGGGCAGTTGCAGGAGAAACGGGCGCGACAGTGTTCGACATCACGAATGGCCTTGTGACAATGGAAGCTGCCTTCATCAAGAACCTGACCGTAGGTAACATGAACGGAACTCTTAACAGTGTTTCAGCTTTTCAGGGTAGTGGTAGTAAAACTTTTGGGCCTACCTCTTCTGGGTATGTACTTCTTCTTGAAGTAGATTGCCCTGCATCCACTGATAACAAAGCTCATATACCTCATATCAACATGGCGTTTGATGCTGCGTTTGCTACAGACACTGCTTATGTTAAACTAGACTATGCTGTATTAACTAGCGGGTCTCCCGGAGCTTATAGCACAATACAAACAATGAGAAATAAAACCTCTGCTGGTGGTAACTCTTGGACAACTATTCCTGTTGTAGGAAGTGCTCCTAGTACTACTTCTGCTATTAGGTTTAAAGTATCAATCCAAATGTTTGCAGACAATGGGACTAGCTCTACTAACCAAGCTAGGACTGGAACAGCACACTGGTCAGGCACAACAATAGGTATTGTATAATGCGTATAAGAGTTGAGAATGGAGTTCCTCAGGGATCTCCTCAGACAATGCCAGAGGGAACTGCAGGGTGGGTAGAGTTTATTAAGACTACCGACTCTATAGACTACATAAGGCAAACAGTAGATTACATTTACGATGAAGACTTAAATCAAGTAATAGAAACAGTAGTCTCTGTTGATGATGTAACTGAGTCTGTACTTGAATGGGTACGTAGCACAAGAGATTATTTACTTAAGGAGTCTGACTGGACTCAAGTCACTGACAGCCCCTTAACAGATACCCTTAAAACCCAATGGGCTACTTACAGGCAAGCACTCAGGGATTTACCTGACACTTGCGACACTTCTAATGTGGTATACCCCACTAAACCTTAAGACCGGAGAACCTTATGCTATGCATGTGGACACAAGAGTATTTCAACAAACTACCTAGTCTATCGGTAGAGCATATAGCTTCGGCTTTAAAGTTTGGTTACGGAGAGCGAGAGGTTACTGATGTAGCTCAAGATCTAATAGATGGTAACAAACAGATTTGGATAGGGACTTTGGATTCTAAGTTTGTAGCAACTGTTGTTACCCAGATTATTGACTACCCTAGTAAGAGGACTTGTGAAATCTGCTATCTTGGTGGTGAAGGTGACAGCGGTGTACTGGGTGCACTGGCTGAAGTTAAAGAGATTGAAGACTGGGCGGTTACTAATAACTGCAATGACATTCAAATCTACGGTAGAAGGGGCTGGGTAAAAGCCCTCAAAGAACATGGTTACACTGATAGGTATACTGTAATTGGTAAGTCTCTTGGTAAACCCTCAAATAATAAGGATTCTTAAAATGAAACTTAAAGGTAAAAGATCTTCTATTGGAGATCAGTACGACTCAGAGATAGGTTGTTTTGTAGACAACTTCATGATTCAGTGCAAAGGTGGTGGCTCTAGGTCTACAACGACTACTGCACCTAGCTACCAGCAAGAACAAATATTACGTCAGCAACTAGGTTACGCAAATTCGATGGAAGACTTAGGGCCTCAGCAGTATTTTGGTGGTGACACTGTGGCTGATATGTCTGATCAAACAGAAGCAGGCCTTACAGCACAAGAGGGTGCTGCTGGTGTAGCTGGGGACTTGAGTGCTTCTGCTGCTCAAAGGTTTCAGGATGCTATGGCTTACGATCCCTTAAAAGATCCCGGCACTGAAGACTACTTAACAGCTATAACTAACCCACTTACTCGTCAGTTCAATGAGCAGACACTTCCCGGTTTATCTTCATCAGCAGTTAAGCAAGGTGCGTTTGGTGGAGACCGAGCTGACATACTAGCTCAAGGTGCTGCTAGAGATTATATGGCAGAAATGGGTGACACTAGAACTAAAGCTCTTCAGGGTATCGTTGGTCAAAACAGAGAGAATCAACTTGGTATGTTACAGCAGTTGGGCTCCTTACAAGAAGGTGCACTTACTCCTTCTCAGATCCTTCAGGATGTTGGAGCTGGTAGAGAAGGTTATGCTCAAGCTGACATTGATGCTGCCATGGATAGGTTCGGGTTTGAGGAAGACGCTGATCGTCAAGTACTTCGAGATGCATCTGGTATGCTAGGTGGTATCAACTTCGGAGACATAACAACTACTAAGGGAGGTGGTAAATAATGGGACCAATTACAATAGCATTAGGTGCAGCAGCCTTAGGCGCTTTAGCTAATAAGAAAGATAGAAAGAAAGGTGCTCTTATGGGCTTAGGCCTTGGACTTTTAGGCCCTGCGGCGGCTGGTGTACTGGCACCTGCAACAGCAGCAGTAGCTCCTGTAGCAGCAACAGCAGCAACAGCAGCTCCAGCGGTCACTGCAGGTGCAACTGGAGCCTTAACCGGGGCAACTGCTGGTTATGGTGGAGCCTTAGGGTCTGGTGCGGTTACTGCAGCCGGTACAAATACAGCAGCAACTGCCGCTGCAACTCTAGCAAAAGAAGCAGCTAGGAAAAAGTTCTTAATGTCTATGGCCCCGCAAGCCCTAGGTGCAGGAGTACAAGCATTGACACCGAAAGAAGTTCAAGCTCAACAGACAAATTATAATG